AAAGGACCAAAAACAGCAGCATATCCAAGGATTTTTTTTCCGTCCGTCTGGGTGACGGTTCCAGCGTCCCGACGTTCGATTAGCTTCATTTCGCCCCTCCCGGCTGAATCGGCACCCATTTGATTTTCCAGCGATGTTTCCCGCCAGGCTTGACTGGAGGAATCAATTCTCGCTCTCGCTCGATCCCGCAGATCCTGCAACGATTGGTCGATCCGTGCTCACAACAGGGGATCTGGTATTCACTCATTTGTTCCGCTAATCGCTTGACCGATTCAGAAATTGCGGGAGAATTTCTTTCCAATTCGCTGTCGTCCTGAGTCAGGTCATCAGCAGGAGCTGGCACAGCGACAACAGCAGGATCATTCGTTGGAGCCGATGGACCATCTGGAGCGTTTAGAGGCTGCATATTGAGGGGCTGGAGGTAATAATCGCCACCTGGAACAGGATCGAGATTTTCTTTCGCCCGGATCTCGTTGACCGAAAGCCAACCCCAGTTTCTGCCGACAGCGTAAGAGCTGTACCTGGTAGCCTGGTCAGCTCGGAGCATTCCCTCAACAAGGAATTCACAGTAGTATTGGTCCCGTTCACCTGGGAGCAGCAGCTTATGGAATACAGTCTGCTCGAACCTGATCAACCATGGTCGAATTGTTTCGGAAAGGAAAAACAGGTTTTCCTGTTCAAGCCCTTGCCCGCCTGCTCCAGAGACCCGGAGCTTCGATAATGGGACATTGAAGATCCTGGCTGCTTCCTCGATTTGAAAGGATCGAGTTTGCAAGAATTGGGCATCATCTGGAGGGACCCCGAGGGATTGCCACTGGAGCCCCTGTTCCAAAATAGCGGTCCTGTGGGAATTATAAGTCCCTGATTGCAGGGCATCCCATTCCCGCCTCAGTCTTTGTTTGGCATCATCCGAGAGAGCACCTGGCACAGTCAGAACCCCGGAAGGTCTGGCTCCATGACCGAAAAGCCTGGCTCCGAATGTTTCAGCAGCCTGGCCGAGCCCAAGGCCCTGGCGATGGACCCTGATAGGGGAATAGCCCTGAATCCCGTCATAGGAAAGCCCAGGCAGATGAAAGATATCTGCTGCATCAAATGTTTGAGTTTGTCCATCCAGTGGAATAAATTTGTAATAGAGGCTTCCATCAGCCCGCCTGTGAGTTGTCACCCGATCGGGAGGCAGCAGCCAGAGAGATTCAGGAACCCCGAATTCATTCCTTTGAATTTCCGCATAGGCATTGCCCCACGTGAGGCAATGGGCAATAAAGGCTTCCCTCCAGATCAGGCTTGTTGTTTCCGGATTAGGCAGATCGTGGAGGAGCGAGTAAAGGGGGTGATCGTATGCCCGGACCCGCCGACCTTCAGGGGTTTTTCGATAAAGGATACAAGGCAAGCTGGCAATCGTTTCAGAAATCACTCGGACAGCAGACCAGACGGCAGCAATCGAAAGAGCTGTAGACTCAGAAACTCCAACCCCTGAAGCTGTCAAATGACTGCCGAAAAGATGGACCAGCGCAGGGTCTCTAAGGCTCCAGGCAGATTGTCTCTGCTCGGGCTGCCTCGAAAACAGCGATGCAATACGATTCAACATTCCCATCCAGGAATTTCCTCCTGTATGGAAATCACTTTAATAAATCGCTGTCACGATAGGATTAGAGGATAAACAAACCTGATTTTTCGTAAATGGAGCCCTGATCTGTCACTGATTGAACTCTTGCCCTGGCGGTAGCCATGATCGCAGCAACAGCTGGATCGATCTTTTCAAGGCTGCGTTCTTTCGAGGGTTTAATATTTCCAGCCGCATCGGTCTGGATCGAAACATTGCCAACAGCCCAACGGAAAACCGGGCTGCCGTCGTGCTTAAATCGTTCGGATAGAACCAGGGCTTCGAAGTCCTTGCAGGCTGGCGACATGCTGGCGAACCCCTGCCCAAAAGCCACTACCGGCAGTCCCTGAGCCTGAATCACCTGGGCAATATGGCTTGCGTTCCAGCGATCGATTGCAATCTCTTTGATCTGGTAGATCTTCGACAGCTCGAACAGCTTCGAAACCACGGCATCATAATCAACAACATCCCCAGCAGTAATCTCGATATTTCCCTGATGGGCCCAGGTGTCGATTCTTACCCTGTTCCTTCTTTCTCGCTCTTTCATGGCTCCCCTGGGAGCCCAGCTCCAGGTCTTGCAAAAAATAAACTGTTCGACAGGCCAGCTCAGGGAAAGACTGGTTAGATCGGTAGTGGAAGACAGATCGAGAGCTCCCCAGCAAGGCTGGCCAGCAAGATCTGGCCAAGGATCAGCCAGGCACGCGTCCCACTTTTCGAGATTGATCCAGCGGCTGACTCCTTCGGTCCACTGGCAAAGATGAAGCCTCCTGAAGGCCATTTCCTTTCCAGGGCTCGCCTTGGCTTCCAAAACCTGCTGCCGGAAATAATCAGCCTGGACAGAGACCCCATAGCCGGGATTGGCTTTTTTCCAAGTCTCCTCCTGGGTCCAATCATCGTCATCGCCGGCAGCATAAATCACCGGCAAAAAGGCTGGATCTACGATAGTTCCTTCCTTGACACCCTTGGCGTATTTATGGAGCTCGTAGCAGAGACTCTCGCGGTCATACCCGGCCGTCGTGATCGCAAAGGTTAAGGGTTGCCGGCGAGCTCCAGTGGACGTCTGGAGGGTATCCCAGAGTTCCCGATTAGGCTGACAATGAACCTCATCGAAAATTATTCCGGAAAGGTTCATCCCGTGCTTGGTATAGGCATCGGCAGAAATAGCCTTGTAAACGCCCCCAGTCTTTGTCTCGATCCATTTTCGGTAGACGGTGCACCGCTGAGAAAGGATAGGTGAATTCTCAATCATGATTTTGGCCATGTCAAAAACGATGGAAGCCTGTTCCCTGTCGGCTGCTGCCGATACTACCTCAGCTCCTGGCTCCTGATCTGCGAAAAGGAGGTAGAGAGCGATTCCGGCAGCCAGAGTCGACTTGCCCATCTTTCGAGGAATCTCGATATAACAGGTCCGATATTGCCGAGTTCCGTCAGCCCGAAGAGTACCGAAAAGAGGCTGGATAATATCCTTCCATTGCCAGTCGGACAGCTTGAAGGATTCGCCGGCGAGCTCTCCCTTCACATGACCCAAAAGCTGCTCGAAGAACAGCTTGCAGCCCTCAGCTGGTCCATCTGGCTTTTTCTTAACTCGACCCATATTTTAGCTGCCCAGCAGTTTCAAGATGTTGTCATCGATTGGATCTGCTTCCTGTGGTTCAGGCTGGAGCCGAGCTCCTTGTTTGCTCCTCGGAGTCAGGAGCAGTTTAGTCAGGGACATATTCACCGCCGATTCAACTGACCTGAGCTCCTTGACCAGAGGATCCAGATTCATGGTGGTAGCCGAGGGAATCGAAAAACTTTCCAGCTTGCGAACCTGTTCAGCCAGGTTGTGCATCCTGGCGATTTGCCGGCAACAGACGATCACGACCATGACCCCAGCCTTATTGTCATGGCCGATCTCGATCAGGAGTTCCCGGATTTCCTGGTAAATTTTTCTTTCTTCCCCAACCAGGACGGCTGGAGAAATCGCTGGCAGGCCACGTTCCGCCCTGGGCTTTTTTCTTTTCGGCATGGTACTACCTTAAAAAATGATTAGGACCTAAAAACTGAGCAAAAAAGTGTTGCTGATTCGACTAGTACGGTCTTTCGGTCAGGTATTGCAACTGTTTTACCCCCTACCCTTACCCAATCTGCTTTAGTCCCAGCAGGGAGAAAAAGTTTATTGCATCCGTCCAGATGCTTGTATTATCCGACAGGTTAAGACTAACCCCGCTAGCCTGTTTAATTGCCGCTACATTGGCCTGATTTCCAACCGCTGGCGTTCACCCACCAGCCGTACATGAAAAGAACCCTTGGCACATTCCCATGGCAGACATCCACGCGATGCCTGTAATGGGTGACCAGGTAGCAGTGAAGATCACCAGCGTTTACCTCGTAAGGCTTGCCGTCGATCCAGATCGTGCCGCCACTTTCTGGCTTGGAGACGAGGACGTTGCACCTCAGCCCGGCGACCGTTGGGTGGTCCTTGTGGGCGGGATCCAGGTGCTCGTAGACATCTCCACTGTCGTAGGTCACGCTCACTACCAGTCCATCCACCCCGCCGAATTCAATCCTGGACAATCCCTTGAGAGAAGGAATGGTATCGAGGATTTTGTCCTGGATCCTGTAGGCGAGGTCTGGGTACTTGACCGTCGAAAGCCCTTCTTCGTTGAAACGGGAAGTTACCCGTTTGTCAGTGCGGGCAACTCCTCCACGTTCGTGGTCCCTGATGATCCCAAGAACAAACCCATCACGCCGTTGGGCAGCATTAACGCTCCAGTCAAACAAGCCTTGCCGCTCGTCCTCCGAGAGAAATCCTGGAACCAGTAATACTTTTCCGTCCCACATTATTTCTGGTATCCAAACAGCTCGAACTCTTCGGGGCAGTACTCGAACACTTTTTGCCGGTAATCCCACCTGTCGTACCTGGGCAGGTCGATCCTCGAAACGCCAATGTTTGGGAGATCCACATTTTCTTTTATAAATGGCAATTGTTTTAAATCAAAAACAGGGAATTCCTGATGAATCAAATAATCAACACGACCAAAATCATTTACGACATCCTGATAAATTTCCGATTGTTTTACTGGTCGAAAAAAATTCCTTTCAAGATCGTCAAAATAAACCCATTCGTTCCTTGCACCATATGCAGTTTTAATTTTTGAACCAACTATTAAGTAATCCAGCCATTCATCGAAACTTTCCCACAACAGCCCATGTCCATCATTGTGATTTTTCCATGCCGACAATCGCAAAAACATGGACAACATTCTGCGAAAAGGATGTCGTACCGTCATGCAGATAGTGTAAGTTTTCAATTGATTTGTATATTCTTGACCCCAATACTGTGCTATGACATTTAAGTCAAAACCATGTTTTCCTATTGCTTCAAATGCTTCGTAATTATCTGTAAACCATTTTGAAATCGAACGTGAAGCTGTTGACTCCGGAAAAATGAAAACAGTTTTATATTTATCACTGATATACATTATGCTGTGTAAGATCCTGAGCCAACATCCCAAGCCAAAATCGTGTTAAATCCGTTGGTTTTTGGGTATCCGGTCAACATGGTGCCTGTGTATGTGCCGGTATATTTTGCAGTTGGGACTGACAAAATCACGACACCAGATCCACCGGAACCTCCTGTATTCCCTCCGTTTCCTCCTCCACCTCCTCCAGTATTAGCTGTTCCTGATATTCCAACAGCAGGAAAAGTGCTAGCACCTGCACCACCTCCACCTAAACCACCTGTTCCTCCAAAGGATAAACCTGCACCACCTCCACCTCCACCATAGTATGTTGCTGTTCCGGTAATTGAATTTGATATGCCGACACCACCATTGCCAGCCACCCCACTTTTTCCTACGTAGTAAGAGCTTTGTCCTACTGCACCTGCACCACCTCCACCTCCACCGTGTCCACCCGCTCCTCCGTTATCAGATGCTCCACCATTATAGCCTTGTCCAGATGTACCTTTACCACCACCTCCACTCTGACCACCTCCTCCTCCTGATCCTCCATTTCCTGCTGTTTGACCCATAGAATTTCCATAACCACCTTTTCCGCCACCAATTGCGGTTAACGAAAATGCTGTGCTATTACTTCCGTTGGTATTAAATGCTCCACCTCCACCGATTGTAATAGAATAAGTTGTTCCAGGAGACAAAGTAACAGTTCCAGACAAAACACCACCCCCGCCACCTCCACCGGAATATAAATTTCCGACATATCCGCCTCCACCACCTCCAGCTACGATAAGGTAGGATGCCGAATATGTGGTGGCAGCGGATACGCTATCTCCAAACAATCCATTGCTTCCGATGATTAGAGGCATTATGCGTAATCCATGTTGATCAGGATTGCACCCGAGACGACTGCCGTGGCGTCGTTATCCGCGATGCCCGTGGACACCCGGAATGCCAAGCCTGTGCCAAATGCAACACCCTGAGGACCAAAGTTGCTCACCGTTCCAGCCAGGTTCGCCGCAGTGGAGTTCGCGGGAATCGGGATGACCTTGATTGGCGTGTCGGAGCTGGTTGGACCAGACGCCTTGTTGTAGAGTTTCAAATAAGCGGCAGTCGAACTGTTGTTGCTGACCTGGATCCCGTACAGCGTTGCTGCACTGGCTTTGACCGAGGTCGAATCCTGGTTGGAAGCCCCAGTCGGGTGGTAGAAGTAAGCGGTCGCACCGCCCGAGGTCGCAGTCGTGCTGGTTACGGCGCCAATCGTGTTGGATCCTGCGGCGAGGCCCGGGAGAGACGCAAGGCTGACCGGTTGGGTTGCCTGATAGAAAGTTCCGGTAACAGCAAGAGAACTGTTTGTGATGTTCGCCTGAATCTTGCCCGCAGACACTGCCCCCGCAATAGTGGCCAGATTGCCACCAGTTTCCACCGCTAGAAGACTGGTATTGAGATTTGTCCCGGCGTTTGCAGTGATTGTTCCGCTGACTGGTTGGGTTGTCTGATAAAAAGTTCCTGTAACTGGGATAGAACTGTTCGTGATGTTTGCC